CAGTGTCACAGGGGCTGATTCCATAAGGGTTTCAGAGGGGTACTGTTTCAGTCTGTACCAATTTTGTACCAATCAGGCTGTTTTCGAGCTTCCCGAGTTCGCCCCAGTCGGTGCTGGAGTTAATCCATCGGGCGTAGGTCGATAGCAGCATCTGAACGCTATGACCGAGCTGAGTGGCAATAAATGCAGGGTTCATACCCGCCATGAGGCACATGGTAGCGTAAGTGTGCCGGCAGTTGTATTGCCGACGGGCGCGAATCTTCAGGGCGGTCAGCGCGGCCCGGAAATGTTTGTCGGTGACGCTCGATTGTTGAATGAACTCGAAGTTCTTGGTCGGAGGGAACACGAAAGGCGATTCCGCCTGCTTGCGGCGGCTTTGCTTGGCACGTTCCTGAGCCATGCGCTCAGCCTCGTCGACGGCGTGCAAGGCGCGACTGTTGAGCATGACCTGTCGGCTGTTGCGGGTTTTAGTGCGCTCCTCGATCTTGTAGTCCGCGACAATCCGACACACGTTGACCAGTCGCTTCTCCTTGTCGACTTCTTCCCAGCGCAGTGCCGCAATCTCGCTGGGACGCATGCCGGTGTAGAAGGCGAACTCGAAGTACGCCGCGTAGATCCGCATCGAATGAGCCAGCGTCTTATATAGGTGATCGATGATCTGGTTGGCTTCACCAACAGTGAACGGATCGATGGGCTTTTTGGCCTTTACCGGCAGTTCGATGGACTCCACCGGGTTTCGGTTGATCAGGCCGTCTTTTACTGCGGTACCGAACACCGTGGTCAGGCGCTGGATCGCCGCGCGCTTCACGCCCGGCGTCGGCCATTCGGTATTGGCCACCACCTTGCGCAGCATTACCGAAGTGATGCTGTCGATAGGCAGCATCGCCAGATAAGGCATCCAGTACAGATTGAGCGAGCCCAGGTAGTTTTTGCGTGTGCCTGCCACGATCTCGCGACTGTTGAGCCATTCCTGGGCGTACTCCCCGAAACGGGGAGTCGCCGAGTAGTTGGCATAGGTGGAGTTGGGGAACAGTTCGGCGTAGCGTTCATCATCGAGCACGCCGTGCTTGATCAGGCTGGTTACGTTAGCGCGTAGGTCGGCGGCAGCCTTAATCCCCTTCGGCGTTTGGAGATAGGGGAGGGTTTCGCAACGGCGTTGCCCATTCCAGGTGAAGCGGATGCGGACGGACTGTCCAGCAAATTCAACTCCGGTGGGCAATCCCATTGGCTTTCGAGCCATTCCTCGTATCTCCTGATGCTGTAGTAAATGCGGCTGTCGATGTTGTTCCAGACACCTTTGGGGATGACGCCCCTAGCGCGTTTGCCTTGCAGCGCCCGGCGGGTGGTACCGACTAACTCAGCCATTTTTTCCTCCGGGATCTTATCGACCTGGTAGGTGTGAAGCGGTGCCTCCGCAGAGTTGTCGACGTGCGTATTCATGCTGCATCCTCCAGCACTTGCGGTTCTAAAAGGACCGCCATAGCCAGGGTCTTATCGCGGAGGGTGAGTGAGTCGCGCTCGAGTTTCTTGCCGGTGCGGAAGGCGCTGAATGTTTCGGCTGCAATGCGCAGTTTTTCTGCGATTTCCAATAGGGTTTGGCGAGCCGGCTCCCCTAGTTTTGATGCAGCCAACGCCCGCTCATAGTGGGAGTAAAGTTGCTTGTAGTGGGCCTGTGCCTGATCAAGCGATAGCTTGAGGTCCTGAATCATCCCAGAGTTATCTGATTGCTGAATGGCCTTGCCTTCGTCGATACCTTCAATGCGGCCGTCGATCAGGCCGCCGCGATAGCCTGCCCAATAAGTCAGGCCAACAAGTACGATTAGAACGATCAGTGCGCAAATTTGAACTGTGGTCATGTGCTGTGCCTCGGTAGAACCCACCGCCGGGATGCTTGGTGAGAGGCCGGCGGCAGGATGTTGATACGTAGTTTGGGTGGTTACGTGTTGAAAGTGCCCAGGGTCAGGGTCGCGGAGCCGCCGACTTCTTTGGCGAGTGTCGTTTTGAATTCCTGGGCGATTTCTTCTACCTGCTGTTCTTCGCCGGCCCAGCGCAGCTTGAAGGTCGGTTTGTCGTCACCGGTCAAGATGCTGAGCTTGAGGGTGAACACGCGGGTGCCCAGGCCTTCATACGGGATCAGTTCGAAGAACAGCGCGTCGATACGGCTCTCAGCGCTGGCAGCTTCGATGCTATCCATCGCGCTGCGGGAAGCGCCGAAGCTGTGTTCACTGCTTGTGGCCGAGCTGCGGGCTTCGATGGTGATGTTGCGGACGCTGGCAATGGCCGCGCTGATGGTCATGGTGCCCCCGCCTTCCTTACTCGCCACCAGGCTGAGGTGCCAGTCTTCAATCCACTCGGCCAGGTCACGTTGGCTGAGTTTCTTGCCGGCGATTTCTTGCAGTGCCTTGTACGCTGCGGTGGGCTTGAGATTCAGGATCGCCACGTCATCCGCATGGCCGGGTGTGATCTCGTCGCCCAGGTTGAAGAACACTTTGCAGCTCATGTCGTCTTGATTGATGAAGCCTTGCGCCTCTGCGCCATTGCGAGAAATGGTGTAGTTGGCGAAGTCACGCAAGCTGTTGGTATTGAGCGTGCCCCGGAAGCGGGAGCGCAACGCCTGGAAGATTTCCAGATTGTGAATTTTCACGTCTGCCGGCAAAGCGGTCACGGGTACCAGAGTCGCCGGCAGGGTGGTAGCTGCATGTGCTTGAGCCAGGATGTGTTCGAGTGCGTCTTTAGCAAGTGGCATTGGTGCTTCCTTCTGGTGAGAGGACTTGGTGATGCATCCAGGTGATCGCGTTAGCGAGCGACCATAGGGGTGTCTTCGCTTTTGAAGAGCTGCGCCGTCGGGTCGTTCTGGAACAAGGTCAACCCCTGAGGCGTGAGGTACAGCGGGGTATCGAGGGTCGAGTCTTCTCGCAACTTGCCGCGCTTGGTCGGTTGCGAAAAGTCGAGGGTGTGACTGACGGCGACCTGGTTGCTTTGGCCGATCTGTTTCAACTTCAGCCTGATGGTTACTTCGCCGGCTTTGCCGTGATCGATGACGCCTGCCGCAACGTTCGAGAGCGCCTGGCCGACCTGTTGCGCGAAGACGCCGGCATTGAGTGAGTTGAAAAAGTCGTTCGTATCCGTGGCTTTCATGTGCTGTGCCTCATTGAGTTGCAGTTGTTCGCCCCTGGACGGCAGGGGCCACCGGTGAATCAGGCCGCTTGCTTCGCCGCTTGTGCGTCGAGGTAGGCGGCCAGGTTGTGCAGGTACACGACGGGTTTGGCCCGTGCGGAGTTGTGCAGGCGCGTCACGATCAGCGCGATGCGGCCGGCCTTGATTTCGTTCAGCAGGTAGCGGTCGGTGCGGATGTGTGTGAAGTACTGTTCACGCACCGCTGACAGGGTCGGGCAGGGCGTGGCGAACTGTCGGCGCAATTGGTCGAGTGTGTTGCTCACGCGGCTTCCTCCCCGAGCCCCTCCGATCGGGGCACCAACTTGAGGCGGATCAGTTCAGCGAGGCCTTCTTTGCTTTTGCCCATGGCAGCGGCGCAGATCTGGCCGTTGGCGTCTGATACCACGGCGCCGAATGGGTACTCGGGGCATTTGGTCGGGGTGACGTAGGCCACCTGGCCCTCTTGGATGACGTTATTGACGCAGCGGAATACTTCAGCCAGTTCCACGGTGCGGCAGGGGACACTATCCAGCAGGTCGATGGCTTCACTCGCGGCGCCTATCAGCGTTGCGCGGCTGACCACGCCCGGGCTGTCCAGGTAGATGGGAATCAGTCGAAGGGCGCCGAGGGCTTGGGTGTAAGCGTTGAAGTAGTTGGTAGTCATGCTGCAGCGTCCTTGTTGTGTGCCTTGATGCCGATGCCCAGCTGCTTTGCGAGCCAGTCCACGCCGCGCTCGGTGACCATCACCACGGCGTAGTGGCTGTAGGCTTGGATGTTGTCGTTCCAGCGGCTGCGCGGATCGGAGAACAGGTAGCCACGTTCGCGGTGCTGGCTTGCGAGGTCGCCGCTTTGGGTCAGCACGCGGAGTGCACGCAGTTGCTCGCGAAACTTCCGGGGTTTGAGGCCGAGCACGGCAGCCGTTTCGTCCAGGGTGCGGTTCATGGCGCTGTCCTCAGGCGGCGATCAGTTTGCGGACGCGGTCAAGCAAGGCTTCCGAGTCGGCCAGGGCTTGATCGATCTGCGCTAAACGCCCGATTTGCCCTGGTGGGGCGGATTGCGCGGACTCGATTCGGCCGTTGGCAATGTCCTGGATGAAATCCCGCAGGTGCAGGTGGTTGGCCCGGTCAGCGCGCTTGAGGGTCAGTTCGCCAGTGTGGCCGCCCAGGTCAACGTTGATGACTGCGCTGGTGTCGGTCAGCTCTACTTCAAATTTGGCGTGAATGGTTTGCTCTGGCCGTTGGAGAGGGCACACGGCGGCGCCGCCGACCTGCAGCATGTGGTGCAGCAGCTCTTGATTTGCGAGAGGGATGATGTAGGTATTCATGCTGCGTCACCCCCGAAAGGCCAGGAGCCATCGGCGGTGGAGTTGGTTGGGTCGACAGCGGCGGGGCGGCCTTTAGGGGTAGTGATCACCAGCAGACCGGTTTGGCGCTGGATGGCTTCGACGGCAGACCGGCTACTGCATGCCGCTGGGTGCAGGTATACGGGGCAGCGCGTGTTGCTGTGCTGTGTAGTTTGCATGTCTCGTTCTCTTTGGTGAGAGGGATACGAGACAAACAATACAAATTCGTATCGGTTGCGTCAATACGTTTGGGTATTGAATTTTCTACGATGAAAAAAAAGCCCGCCGATCAGGCGGGCTCTATGCGGATATGTTAAAAAATTTCCAGCTTTGAAATCACGACGCCGCAGATCATTGCATCTGGAGGAAGTTGAATAATTGGTTCAGGCCGGGACGGGTTTAATGGCTTGAGGAACTGTCGAGTCCCCTCCATCACCAACTGCTTAAATGTTGCTTCTTCACTGTCGGTCAGCTTCGCGATCACGAGAGATCCATTCTCGGCGTCCTTCGCTGGGTCGACATAAATGATATCGCCATCACGGAATGACCTTCGTTCGTGGGGATTGAACATGGATAGTCCCCGCACTCGAAGAGCATAGGTTTTTTTGCTGTGCGACACCGCGCAAGGCAGCCAAACCTCAGCATCATCAAGGTCCAAGACATCAACGGCCTCGCACCACGCGCCTGCTTGAACCCAAGATATCAACGGCACTAATCCTTTAATGGCGGGGCCTGGCTCAACGTTTGATTCGCCAAGACTTGGAGGTATTCCATTTTTCAGAAACTGCGCTGCAGTTGTCCCCGTCCAAAGCCAGTCGGCACTCACCGAAAGCGATTTAGCAATTTTTTCGACATTTGCCTGTCGGGGGCTTAGCGACTCGCCGGTAATAATTCTGTGAATGGTAGGTTGGGGGACGCCCGATCTTCGACCCAACTCGCCCTCCGAAAGCTGTAGCTCTGCCATCCGCTGAGCAATGCGTTTGCCTATCACTTCAGACCCTCTGATTCGAAAACGTATTAGAAGTGTATTGCGCGCATCGATACGGTTGCGTATTATCCGGCCAATGCGAAAGCGCATTGGTGAATCAAATGACTATTCAAAAAATGCTGAACGTACTTTTAGGGCTTGGTTTTTCGCAGCGAGCTATCGCTGATGAAGTTGGCACAACTCAGCCCACGATCTATCGAGCGACAAAAGGCGCAGATGTCCGGTACGAAACCGGGAAGGCTATCGAGCGTTTTTATGAGCAAGAGAAAGATGGCGCAGGGCGAAAACGCGCAGCTTAAAAGGTGCCGGGCTGGGGCCTCTCACCAAAGAATCCCCCAGCCCAGCTACGACGACACACAGCACATGTACATCGGTCGTGGTTGTAGGATAGGGACTACCCCGTCTTATGGCTACACCGTAAACAGGGGATTTACGGTTATGAGTCGCACAGATCTATTGCCGGACGCGGGTCCGGTCCTTCCTTTGCGCCAGGCGATCTATCGCGCTGGTCGTGACTACAAGGGCGGAATCACCGCCCTTGCCTTTGACATGGTGTTGGACAACGACACCCTGCAAAAGAAACTCAAACTTGATGAGGAGCGCCGTTGGCTCAACCCGGACGAACTGGAGGAGGTCATCCGGTTGACGGGTGATTCACGCCTGCTCGATGCGTTAATGCGCCCGGCAGGTGCGGTCTGGTATCGCCCGGTTCCGGTTCCGGCAACACGCGATGCCCTGAAAGCCGTCGGCAAGTTGCTGGGCGAGACTGGTGTATTCGTGGCCGCAATGCACGACGGTGCCGCCGACAATGTTTGGGAGCTCCACGAAGTCCTCGACCTTGAAAAGCATGGCATGGACGTGATCCGCGAAGTACTCGGCATCATGGCCGGTGCCCGTCAGGCGATGGAGGACCGTGTCAATGGATGACATCGATCGCGCCAATGAACAGGCGCAATACCTGCTCGACGTTGCGCTTCAGCGCAGCCGTCGTGCGCCATCGAATCGCGTCAGCGCGGAATTCTGCGTGGACTGCGACGAATCTATCCCGTTACTTCGACAGCAGACGATTGCGGGTTGCCAAACCTGCGTTGACTGTCAGGGGTTGCGGGAGACTCGGCGATGAGTGAACCGGCCATAGGAATAGCCACCGCCAGCTGGGCAAAACGTTACATCGATACCTTTAACCTGGCCCTGGTCTCTATTGAGCCCGGTGAGAAAGGGCCGAAGGGTATGGGGTGGAACAAGCCGGGCGGATACATCACTAATGCCGCTGCGGCTGAAGCGTTCTGGCAGCGAAACCCTAACCACAACCTCGGCGTCGTGCTTGGACCCAGCCGTGTCTGCTCGTTGGACGTGGATGACGTTCAGTGGACGCGGCATGTGTTGTATGAACTGCTGGGCCTAGATCTGGATGCCATGGCGGTGGTGTATCCGACCATTGTCGGCAACCCTGCGCGGTTCCGGGTGGTGTTCAAAGTGCCGGACGGCGTCGAGCTGACCCGGCATTCTCTGTCTTGGCCGAATGAAAAAGACCCTGATGGATCGATTCACAAAGGCCTGATGGCTAAGGCCAAGGCGGCAAAAGACCTGGGCGATGAGGCCGGTGATGCTGCGGCACGCGCCGAGGCTGAAGAGTACAAGCGTTTCACGGTGTTCGAGTTGCGCGCTGGGCTGGTTCAGGATGTGTTTCCGCCTTCGATTCACCCGGGCACCGGCAAGCCTTACATCTGGCGCACGCCACCGAGCGCCACCGATGGTCTGCCGACGCTGAATGCTGACTTGCTGAACATCTGGCAAGGCTGGGACATCTTCAAGCGTGATGCCGAAGCGGCGTGCCCTTGGGCGATCAAACCTGCCACGCCGACGGCGAAGGTGAACAAGCGTCCAGCACCTGCAACGGGTAATCGGCCATCGGTCATCGATGAGTTCAACCGGTGCCACGATGTGCAAGAGCTGCTGCGCGCTCACGGCTATATCAAGCGGGGGAGCAAATGGCTGTACCCGCAAAGTAGTACCGGCCTGCCGGGCGTGACGATCAGCGACGAAGGCAAGGTTTACTCGCACCACGGCGCCGATCCACTGGCGAACGGGCATCAGAATGATGCCTTTGAAGTGTTCTGTTTGCTCGAGCATGGTGGTGATCAGTCGAAGGCAGTGAAGGACGCGGCGCGCATGTTGGGTATGCAACGTTCTTCACGACCTGACCCCACCGATCTTCCCCCGACCCCATCCGCCGAGTCGAGCGAGCCGAGCTGCGCGAACGACGACATCAGCGAGGCCGCTCCGCCTCCTGATGGGGGCGCGGGGGAGGTGCTGACGCTTGATCATGTCCTGCGGCGGTTTGCCCTGGTGGAGGGTACTACGCACGTATGGGACTTCGATCAATCGCGAGTGATGAAAAAGTCTGCCTTTGAAGCTCGGGTCGGTAAGCCATTGGCAAAGCAGTGGTTGGAAGACACCGAGCGGCGCAAGTTGATCTCTGATGACCATGTTCGCGACATCGAGCAGGCTCGACGGATGTCGGGCAAGAAAGGCGGTGCGTTCGGCATGCCGCCGATCGAGCGGTACGTGTACATCGATGGCACGAAGGACGTATGGGACCGGGAGAAGAAACGGCGCGTTGCTGAGGGTGCGGTGAAAATGGCCCTGGGTGATGCGTACGCGCTTTGGTTGAACAGCAGCGAGCGGCGGGTGGTCGATGTTGACCATATCGTGTTTGACCCGACGATGACCAAAGACCCTGCCGTGTACATCAATACATTCGACGGGCTGCCACTTGAGCCCGTCAATGATTTGGCCGCGTGCGAGAACCTGCGCTGGCTGATTTCGTTTCTGTGTAACCACGATGAAGATGCGGCGCGGTGGTTGACGCGGTGGATGGCGTACCCGCTTCAGCACTTGGGCGCCAAGATGGATACGGCCGTGTTGATGCATTCGATCATGGAGGGCTCCGGTAAAAGTCTGCTGTTCGCCGATGCCATGGGAATGCTTTACGGCCAGTATGCGGCCACGGTTGGACAGACCCAGCTGGAAAGCAACTTCAACGCCTGGCAAAGCAGAAAGCTTTGGTCGGTGTTCGAAGAGGTTGTCAGCCGCGATCAGCGATACAACCAGGTGGGCAAGATCAAGCATTTGATCACCGGCAAGACGGTGCGGATGGAGTCCAAGTTCATCAACGGTTGGGAAGAGGCCAACCATATGAACGCGGTGTTCCTGAGTAACGAGATCATGCCGTGGCCGATCAGCGAGAGCGACCGACGCATGTTGGTGATGTGGCCCGAGCAGACGCTGCCGGAAGTACGGCAGAAGGCGATCGGGCATGAGTTGAAGAACGGTGGCGTCGCGGCGCTGTATGGATGGCTGTTAACGATTGACCTCGGCGACTTTGACCAGCGCACGCGACCACCGAGTACAGCGGCGCGTGAGCGGCTGGTGGCCTTGAGTCGGGCCGGTTGGCAGACATTCCTGAACCTGTGGAAGTACGGCGAGCTGGGACGCGATCTGTGGGGTGTATGCCTCTCGACCGACCTGTATTCGCTGTTCCTCGAGTGGTGTCACCGCAACAAGGAACACGTGATGAGTCAGACGAAGTTCTCCCTGTTCATCGGCTCCGAGGTCGACAAGACCCGTTCAATACCCTGGACCGAAGGCAGCAACAGACGATTCGGCGCGTTTTTCTTTCCCAACGATCCCAATGCTTCCCTGCCCCCATCACTGAAGGCGGCCGAGCTGGGCAAGACGGTTTCGGACTGGCGCGCCCAGGCGAAGTTGGCGGGCTGGAATGTGGACAACTGGGAACACGTGAAGGCGGCTGCAGCATGAGTGCGCCCAAAAGTGTGTTGGGTGTGTTGGGTGTGTGTTGGGTTGGTTTTGGATACCCGACACAGGTTTCGGCCTTGAATTACGTGGGTTTGCGGGCGGTGTGTCGGGTGTGTTGGGTTTGGCGTCGCGTGCGCGCATGCGTAACGTTAAATGCGTTGAAATCGAAGGGTGGAATTTTTTCTTATGCGAGGGCAGAAAAACCCAACAAACCCAACACACTCAACACAGATAGATTAAAGATATTGATTTTAAAGGGATTTATTTGTGTCGGGTTTGTGTTGGGTAGCGTTTTTTTTGTGTCGGGTTCGGATTTTCAGGGGGAAGGGCGATGATCGGGGAGATGGAAGTACTTTTGAAGCACTGGGGCGATCAGTGCCGGCTCAATGGCGAAAGCGGCGGCATGGGCAGCCCGATGGCGACGATCATGGAATGGGGTGGGTCAGCCCCGCGGGGCACGCCAGGGTCGCGGATTATTCTCGGCGCTGGGGCCGGGCCTGATGCCGTGGCGCAGGAAATTGGCGCCGCGTTGTCGGAGATCGGCCGACAGGACGAGCAGGGTGATCGATTAATGCGGTTGGCTAGCTTGCGTTACGGCGATGATCCGGCGCCGACCTGGCTGATGCAGCTGCATCTGTTGGGACTGGAGTCGAAAGCGAAGCAGACCTACTACGACCAGGTGCATCGCCTGCATGAACGGTTGCTGCAAGTGTTGGCTGACCGGGCTGATGCGAAGAAGTGGCTTACCGCTGGTCGGGGCGTTTTGCCTCAAAGTCTCCTCAAAGTTGCGTCAAAGTTGCGTCGTGTCGGATAACCGAAAATGACCCCTTTTCGGTTCCGTACTCTGGAGGTAAAAAGTCACCACGATATGAAATTTGCGCCTTGGCGCTGACCTCGCACGTGCTGTGCAGCTTCACCCGGCCCTCCCTGAGCCGGTCACCTAACCCCGCTTCGGCGGGGTTTTTATTTTTCAGTTTGATTCAGTCGAATTTTCGTCTGCGCGTCAGCGATAACAATTGATGCCTAGTCGCTTGAAAATGCAAGAGTCAGTCCCAATCACTGCCAAGCCGATGTTTTTGTGGCTCACGCGAAGGAATGGGGAGTAGGGAAATGACTGATGATGTAAACGCTAAGCTTGATGCGATTTTCGATGCTAGATCAGAAAGAGAGGCTGCGGCGGTACGCATCAAGAACGAAACAGAGCAAAGGCTAAGGGACAATCTTCAAGAGTACTTGGTGCTGCAGGAGTCGGTTATACGCCCGACTCTTGAGGCGTTTGCCAAAAAACTAAATGATCGAGGTCACCGAGCCCACGTGTATGACTACACGGATGGAGAGACATTTGGCGGAAATACGAAGTCTGCAACTATAGGCATTCGCTTTCTGGTCGATGGTCCCGTTTCGCATCGTGTCGGTGGCCATGACTATCCTCACGTATCCATGTCTGTCGACAAATCAGGGCGACGAGTCCATTTTTCATACAGCACGATTTCACCAAACAGAGGTGGCTCGGCTGGAGGAGATGGGGAGGTAGATTTCCAGGAATTGAACGTAGACTTGATCAACAAAAAAGTTCTCGACGTCATTGCCGTCGTTTACAAGTGAACGTATCTGCAAACTAAATTTCGCCATTTTGCGTTACTCACCAGTTGCGCAGCTTCACCCGGCCTACCATGAGCCGGCTAATTACCCTCGCTTCGGCGGGGTTTTTACTTTCTGGCGTATGGCTAATCAAAAAAGGACAGAACATGACAAATGAGCAGCAGGCTCTGGCGGAAATGCCGATCTGGTTAGTGATCGTGCTTTCTTTGGTCGGCGGGGTTTCGGGAGAGATGTGGCGAGCAGACAAGGATGGGGCACGAGGTTGGGCTTTGTTGCGACGTTTGGCGCTGCGATCCGGTGCCTGTATTGCGTGCGGGGTGTCGGCCATGATGTTGATGATTGCAGCCGGCATGTCGATCTGGGCGGCGGGCAGCTTCGGCTGTCTGACCGCGATGGCCGGTGCCGATGTTGCTATTGGCCTTTACGAACGCTGGGCAGCGAAACGACTAGGCGTTTGCGAAGAGCCTCCCGTTGGTAGTGAAAAGGGGTGAGGTTTCCCGAGCAGGCGGCGGAAAGTCACCAGGGACCCTGGGATTATCCGGTGGGTACGGGGTCGGAAACCCGCGGGACTGCGTTAGCGGACAGTTCACCAGCTTAGTGAACTGAGGTGAACAGGTGAACACCCGAGGTGAACAGGACATTCCATCATGACTGTAGTTAGCAAAACGGAGTTTGCGGCACGGCGAGGCTGGGCTAAATCCTATGTTTCCAAGTTAGCCAATCAGGATCGGTTGGTGTTGACCCAGGACGGCAAGGTCGACCTGGAAGCAACGGAAGCACTTCTGGCTCAGACTGCTGATCCCAGCAAAGCCGCTGTTGCCGATCGCCATCACCAAGACCGGCTTCAGCGTGACGTTTACAGCCAGCTCGCCAGCCACGTCGAGCCGACCTCAATGGCTGCGCCGCCGCCCGCAATTATGCCTGCGGGGCAGTTGCCCGATTTTCAGAAGGCCCGGGCACTGCGCGAACACAACCTAGCCCAGCTTGCTGAGATCGAGCTGCACAAAGCAAAGGGCTCGCTGGTCGCTCTGGCAACAGTCAAAACCGGCGCCTACAACGCCGGCCGCATGCTGCGCGACCAGTTGCTCGGCATGCCTCCGCAACTCGCTCCCGAACTGGCGTCCATGACCGACCCTTGGGAAATCGAAAAGCATCTGACGGCGGCGATTCGTCGCTCCCTGGAAGACGCTGAACGCATGTCGTCGGCGGACCTTGAACACGCACTGACCACGAGTTAAGCCTATGTCCACGGAATTTCCTGACGGTGCAGAGGTGTATCG